TTCGTATGTTGCAATCTTCTCGTACTCCTGCTTGTTTAGGCGTATAGATCATAGGCGCTCCGTCAGTCAATGGTTCGTTTTCGTCGAGAATTCTTTGGATTTTTTTGATCAAAGTTTCTCCGGATTCGGCCATTTTGATCATTCCTTTGAAATTATTTATTCTTATTTTGTTAATTGTTTTCATGATTATAAGAATGGAATTTGTTTAGCACTATAGTTACCTCTTCTCGTTGCCTGTACCACTGTTTGTACCCAAAAATTTTGGCTGTCGATTGATGTATCTGCAAAGATTTCGATGTATTTTTGTGGATCAATATAAGTAGTTAGGTCTGTTATTTCGCTATTTTCTACTTCATATCGTCTATTTAATACCATGAAATCTAATGCTTCTCCGGCCGCAAAATCTCCGAATGTACGGTTGTAGTTTGTCATGTAGTCGATCCAAGCTACTGTTTTATTTGCTGCTTTATGTATCATATTTGATATATTTGGACTTCCGTTGTATGTGGATGTTTCTCCAACCATCTGTTCTTGGATTAGGTCTTGGTATCCGATTCCGTCGAGTGCCGGCTTGTGTAGATCGTCGATTGTCTGTAAGTTTAAATCAAAGTCATTACCTTGTGAGTAGTCGATCATTGGTGTGATAGCCATCAATCCCATGATGTAACCCGGTTCTTCGCACTGATAATGTATGTGTCCACTATTTAGTGGCTTACCTCCTCTTCCGATTGCTGCGATGTCTCCTAGCGGTTGACTTCCGTATGCTGTTTCTGTCGCACTTTTTGAGATAACTTCGTCGAATTCAATGTACTGTGTCATACCTCCGATAAACACTGGTGTTTCCGGCCTATCAAGGTATTTCCCTGCTGTATATACTGTTTCTAACCAATCTCGGTATGTGCCTCCCGACACTGCGATTCTGTTCAGCATGTTGTATACTTTCTGTTGTAAGTTTAGAGCATCCATTGTTAACTTTCCGTCATTGGCTGTGATGTCAATGCTCGTTATTTCCGTGATACCTCCTGTTCCATCGATCCACTCTGTCTGTACCCAGTTATTAAAGATGTCGCTGTCGTATGTTTTTAGCAACATTCCGCCTAATTTATTGGTTTGACTTTTAGCAATGTCATCTATAAATGTTGCTAATTCAGTACTTCCGTTATTTTCTGTTCCGACTCTTGTCCCTTCTAGTATGATTGTTTCATTACCTTTGTAGTGCAGAATTACATCTCTGATCTGATCAAGTATTTTAAGATCATATTGCCCTAATTGGGTTTTGATGAATTTAGCCGTTTCTTTTGTCGTGAAAAGTTGTAATATTGTTGCGTATGGATTTGCGGTTACACTATTTAGTGTGATGGTATTGGTTAGTGCATTTGTTGTTAATTGACCTAATGTTTTATAGTATAACCCTCCATCGCTTTCTAATATTGTTACTTTTATGCTATCCCAAAAACGTTGATAATCAATGTCGACTAGATTTGTCTCGATCTTGGTTGTATTTGTTATTTGTATACTTTCTTGGTTTTTTCCGATAGTATAATTTCCATTATATGAACTTTGGTATGTATTTTGGATGTCTAGAGTTACCTCTCCTGCTCCTTTTAACATGTAGAATTTCTTTTCCTGTGTGTTTGCAAAGAAATTCTTGAAAATGTCAATATATAGGAGCAATGGAATTCCGTTCTTTAATACTCCCTGTGTTGAATTAGCTCCTAATCTTTTGGATTTACTCCATCCGAGATATTTGTATAATGCTGATGCTGAGATATTTGTTGTTGCCGCTACTGTTGTTCCGTATGTTCTTGCTAACATCATAGGTAACTTAATGTCACTCATTTTCATACCAATTCCTGTTCGGTTATTGTGTAACCAGCTGTTATATAATCGGAATCCTCCGAAGAACATGAAGTGTTGTAGTTTGAATGATCCGAACAGCGGTCCTAGCGTTGGTTGACTTAGTGTTTTATTGATCAAATCGATATCGATGATATCTCCTTTTTGACAAAGTATTTTGCAGAATGGTACAAGCATTCCTACTCCGATTGAACTTCTGAATATTGTTGATATATCATGAGTAGACATGTCGTAATCTCTCATTGCGACTTTCATTTTATTGTTGTCGCCTAGTGTATTTTTACCTAAGGTTCTTACTACCGCCATGATTTATTCCTCCTCTTTTTTTGATGTTTCTTTTTGTTCTTTTTCCCATTGATCCGCCTCTTTGCAGGCATAGATCAGTGCTGCTACTAAATTCCAATCTGTTGCGTCAATTACTTTTTGCGCTTCTTCTTCTGATTGAAATACTTGCTCAGTAGCCAAGTGATTACCAATAGTAATGATAACTTCATCTGTTTCTGCGTCTTTTTTTCTGATTTTGAAAGCTTCTTTTAAGTTCATAATTTTTACTTTTTTGGGTTAATATTGATTTGTGTACTGTCAACTGAACTGGTTGTTGTTTGTTCGGTATTTTGAGTACTGTTCTTGTTATTTTTACTGATACTTAGTGACATTGTACAGCTTTGCGCTGTCAGTATTGCTGCAATACTGATAATTGCAGTGCAAATGATTTCTATAATCTTGTAAATGATCTTTTTTTTATTCATCTTTAAATAATTCTAATTGTAAATGTTTACACCATTCTTCATATATTTTTTCTTTGTTATAAATTATGTTACATAATAACCTCCTTTCTTTTTTAATGAATATGTAATGTTTTTGTATTTCATCATCGATCATCTCGAATCCTTGTATTTCTTCATCTGTATGGCTGTTATACCATACGAATGATTTCATCGCTTTGAATGTATCGAATTTTTTTTGACCGATACTATATATCGGTCTTTTTTTCTTCTTCTTTATCATTTTTTAGCATTATTTTGTTGGTTTCTACTACGCATATAATTTCAAATGTGTCTGTATCCGTTGATTCATTTGCGATTGCTACTGCTGTTTTATATGTCCATTTTGATAGTAGTGGAAATGTTACTACTGCTCCGTTGTCTTTTCTTCTTGTGATGATTGTCCAATTTGTTGCCGCCATAATTATACCTCCTCTTCTTTTGTTTCGTTATAGTATACGCTGTTAATATTTCTTGAACGTACACAATATACTTCCCATTTTACATTTTTACCCATGTTCATTAATTTGTCATAGATGTTCATGTAAGTTTCGTGAATACCTTTGTCTCCAACGATTTCTCTGATAATCACTTTTGTTCCTTTTTCGTCCATTGCGAGTACTTCTACACAAGTGTCGTTTTTGATTTTTTTCCAATACATAATTTTGATTTTTATGTTCCATGTGGAACGGTTAATACTTTTATTTCTTTTAGCACTGCAAATATATATCGTTTTTTTGATTCTCCAAATTTTCTCTGATTCTTATAACTTTTCTTAACGTTTCCATAGCGCCAGCGACAAATACAGGGTTCTAGGGCCTTGCCCTAGAGCGTTAGCACCTTGATATCGCCAAAGGCGCATACCACGACCTTTCGGTCGGGTACACGCCTGTCCTTAATCTGTTATTGTAGGTAGCTGTCTTTCTGTCTTTCTCTACCTTTTCCTCCCTGTAAAATTAAAATAAAACTTGCTGCATAGTGTAGTCCGTTCGTTACGGACAAGACGTTTTCGTGAAACGAAAACTAGAAAGGACAATACTCTGCTGATAAGTATTGATACATGATATCTTCCTCTTCTCTTCTGATCTGTCTTCGTTGTGCTTTCTTTCTGTTTGTCAGATTTTGTAATTTATTCATTCGATTGATCGCTTTTTTTCTTTCGATTTCCTCGATACTGTCCTCGTGTAGACCGATTCCGTTTTCATTTTTTTCTTTGAGTAATCTTTCGTAGTAATCTTTGTTTACCGTGTTAGCTCCTATTACCTCGAATCCGTTTACCCATTTCACATCTTTATCTTCGGCATATAGCCATAATAATTGCCTCTGATTATCTGTGTATATGGTTGTTTTGTAGTATCTTGGTAATGGCAAATCTTGTCCGTTATGTGCTTTATATGTAGTGATTGTTTTTTCTTTATCCCATTTGTGTTTCAATTGGTTCTCCTTTGCATAGTTTGCTCCAAGTCCTTTACTGCATAGTACTATTGATATATAATCAGGATTGTCTTCGTCCTTTTTTGTCATATATTTTGATACATAGTTTATTGTTTTTTCGTTAACATATCTTCCGTAATATTTGTATCCGTCTATCCAATTTTCGTATAATAATTTTGTTAATTGCCATTTTGTTTGATCTTCTCTTGCATAGAATAATCCATGTAGGTGTATTCTTCTTGTATTGGTATGTCCTTTTTCCGTTACACACCAATGTTTCACTGATTTACCCGTTTTTTTTCTGATCCTTTCTAGGAACAATCTGTGTATTTTTGTAATTATTTCGTTATCTTGTGATCCATCATTTTTAAATCCATATTTTTTACAAATATATTCATATCTTTCTGGAGATACCGTTCCTGTGAAAAACACCGCATGAGGTGTTTCTTTTAGTTGTTCGTAATTTCTGATTCTCCATTCCCTTCTCTTTTTTTTACGACATTCGAAACAGTGTCCACATTCTACTTCTACATATCTAAATCTTTCGTCTGTACATACAGGCGGATTCCACCCGTTCTTCCGATTGGGTAGAAACCGCTTGTTTAATACTTTTTTTGTGAAGTAACACATTATTTTTTGATTTTTTTTGCGATAGTTTCTAAAATCTTTCCTCCGTTCTTGAATTTTACGATAGTTTCGAGGATTCCATTTATTCTATCCACTCCTCCGTAAATCCATTCTCTTAAATTCTGATCGGATCCTAGCTTGTAATCGTTTTCGATTTTTTTGAGCATATTTTCTGCTGATTCTTTTGCAGCTTCTGCGGACATTCTTCTTGTGATCATTTCGTAATAGAAATTTTCTACTTCTTTTTCTATCTTTCTTGCCGTATGATAATTTATGTCTGTAGCTGATTCTGCGAGTGATCCCTCTTTTTGGATTTTTGCTATTTCTGACACTAAAAGAGTTACTCTTTCTTCTTGAACGTTGTCTAGATATTTTCTTTCTAGTACAGACATTTTCCAATCTTCGACCGCTTTGTCTGCATTTGCTGCTGCTGCTTTCATGTTACTTTGCTCTATACTTTCCCTACTTGTTTGGATTCTGTTTTCAATCTCTTGCCATTTATTCTGCAATTCTTGCCCTTTTGTGTCTACTCCTGCGATTTTATTTGCTTCGGCAATGGTTTTGGTTGCTTCGGCATTTGCGAGTCTATTTTGGGCTTCTATTTGCTTTAACTGTAGCCCTAGTGATTCTTGCTGTAGAGCCACTTCTACTGGATTTGTTTTTGCTCCGCTAGGTTGTGACGCTGTGCCTCCGGCTGTGCTTGCTGCTTGTCCTCCTCCATTTCCATACATAAGTCCTACGCTTAGCCCTGCATTTTCCATTTCAGCCCTTTGTGCTCCAAAATTTGTATCTTTCCACATTTGAAAATTTCTTTTGTATTCAGCATCTGCTGCTTGTTGTCCGTAATTATATTGCAGACCCATTCCCTCTTTTTCATACTCCCATGCTTGTCGCATTAGTTCCTGTCGGTTTTTAAGGCCGTTATTGTTTTTTTTGAATAGACTTCCTAGTAGTCCTAGACCACCGCTGACTATTGATCCTATTCCTCCGGTTACAGCACTTGCTAATCCTGCGCTTGCTGCTCCTGCTAATGTTGCTCCTAATCCCATAATAATTAATTTTTACATTCTTCGCGCTTACTTTTGAAGAAGCGCTACCTATATTTACTTGATATAATATGCTATATGCGTACTGCGCTTTTTTGGCTTTAAAAAGCGGACATAAATATTTACATCCGCCCTTTTCGCATATAGTGTTCGTAGTCGTACCCGACTAGTTGTCTCTAGTTGGATTTGGTTCAGTTACTCCTCCTTCGGTTTGACCTTCTGCTGCTTTTGGTGTTTCGGCTTCTCCCTTTTTGAGGTATTCATTTAATTTGTAATTATTGACTCTATCCATTGCCTCCATAGCTAAAGACCACTTGTCTGTTCGTATGTTGCAATCTTCTCGTACTCCTGCTTGTTTAGGCGTATAGATCATAGTCGCACCTCCGTCATGCCGCAGCC